TTATCCGGCCTGCTGAACACTACCGTGCTCCTTCAGTTCTTTTATCTCCATCTCAAAAGCGCGCATGCGGGCATGCAAAATATCCAGTTCAGTACGCATCATCTGTATTTCGGTAATCAGTTTTGGCGATTCGGCTTTGTTGATCTTCTTGTCGCCGGTTCCCAAAATGAGCCATTCAGGCGAATATTTAAGCTGAAAGCATAGTTTACTGATCAGATAATAACTCACCTCCTGCTTTTGATTGATCACCTTGCTGATAAAGCCCTGGTCGACACCAATAGCCCCGGCAAGCGCCAGCTGGCCGCCATAATCTTTAACAATAATTTTTATGCGTTTTACAATACTATCGTCTACCATACGGTGCAAGTATAAGCAAACCACAATAAATGTAAAGCCTTATTTTTAAATGAAATATACATGGCTATTTTAAAGCCACTGCGGCCATTAATGATTATGTTTTTTGTGGATGTCCTTAACCAGGCACAGCTTTTTAATATCAGCTATTTTAATAGGGAAAGGCGCATATTTTAGCTGATGACCAATCATCTCGGTAGTATTGTCAGAGTGCGCAATCACCTCGCCTTCTTTATCGCTCAGCAATAAGCGCTTGTACATGCGGTAATCGCCCCATTCAATATAATAAACCTCGCCGGGTAATATTTTTTTGTCGTGGATAACCTTAAGCGCCACCCAGCAGCCGTTCTCCAAATACGGATACATAGAATGCCCCCAAACCGGCAAAGCAAAGTCGCAATCTTCAATACCCGGAAAATTCATGCGCCCTACAGGCTGTGCATCATTAATATCGTTATAAACCTCAACACCCGAAGCTGTAGCCGTTATCTCGTACATAGGTATACCCTCGGCAACTTTTGAAACCTGTGTAGCAGGTACATGAGCCACGCCGTCAATAAAATCTTTATAATGCGTTTTAAAAATTCTGAATTTTTCAGGATCGATGTTCTGGCGACTCTTGATGATCTCTGTAATGGAGCTTGCCGAATTAAAACCCAGCACCTCGGCCAGTTGCGCATTGCCTGTAAATGCCTTGCCTTTGAGCTGATTATATAAAATGATAAACTCCAGAGTTTCAGGACGAATGTTCTTGATTTTATTGACTTTTTCGGGCGATTCCATATGCTGTTGAAAACTATTTTTAATTTTTTCTTGATTTTAAATACAGATATTTCTTTATATTTGTATCGTTATCCGAAGCTAAACTAACACATATCTAAATACAATCCAAATAAAATTACAGAATATACAGAAAAATGAATACAGAACTACTGAAATACGATTTAAACTACAGGCAAGGCACCTACCCTTAGTTAAAGGAAACGACAAAAAACAATACCTGCCCATATGAAATACAGAATAGCCTAATACAACCAACCGATGCACATAGCCTACACCGCACTACAAGAAAGCAAACCGCGACCTACACACGGCAGCGTTACAGATGATAACCAATTACTCATCCGCTTAAAAGCTTATTACGCTGTTTGCGACAAGTACAGTAAAGAAATTACTGCCATACAAAAACACTTACCGGGATGGGTACCACCCTTTCCTGCCCTGTAAGGAAAAATTGAAAATACCTAAAAATTAATCCGGCCGCCAACAATGGCGGCCTAACCTTTTATTGCATAAAAAATGATAAAGATTACACAAAAACTAAAAGACAAACTATGGTGGATGATCATTTCTGTTGATTATGATTACAGCCGCATTTCAGTAGCTGATCATGAGTTGAACGGCGAAATATTAACCCTTTGGCTGGAAGACAAGCACGATTTCAAAAACACACTCGACGAGTGCCTGCAGCTTGACATCAACACCAAACAATTTGCCAAGGTGATTAGGGCCGAAAATCTGAACAGCTATGAAGGCACCAAAATGCACCCTAAAAAGCATTTTATTTATAAAACCCGTATTGAAATTAATGAACCGATAAGATGGTACCAGGAAGACGCGTCAGTAACCGAACAACGATGGGCGCGTGAGGCCGTAGTAAAAACCATCCTCACACAATTAGTGGAAACCGAGGTTGCCGAAGAAAAAATCTGGTAAAATATTATGCCAAATAGCATATATGTCATAATTTTTATTTATCTTTGTATTGTCCGGCAATTAAAAGAGAAAATCTGTTGATTACTTACGCAGCAGGTTGAAGGTGCCGCTCACCACATGCTCGCTCCCATCATCGTCTTTTTTAGACATGAGGGTAGTAAATGTCCCCTTGGTTAACACGCTATCTTCCATGTATTTATTGAGGTGGATAGCATTTGATAGATTATTTCCAGCTTTATTTGAAAGCGCCAGTTGTTTAATGTGTTTTCCGTCGATATTAAACAACAGTTGGCCGCCGGCTATCACATTATCCAACTCAGGCCCGGCAAAGCCCGGCGAACTGATTCCAAAACTTACGGTATGTGCCTTATTAATAGCAGTTAAGCCAAAGTATTTATTACTGTCGATATTAACGTTGATGAAAGCTATCGAGTCTTTGGTGGCATCGAATGTGTAGGTCGAATCGTCGACCGTGATGCTGAGCGTGCCTTTTCTTGCAAAGAAATTGCCTGAGTTGTCGCTGGTATCCGGCTTAACCAATGGTTTAACTAAAGCTCCATCTGCAGGCTGCTCATCTTTCTGGCAGGATACAATCACTGCCGAAAAGAAAAAAGCGACTAACAGAGCTCTAAAAAACTTCATAAAAAGGCTTATTGTAAGTTTATACGAAGATAAGGGACAATTAGTTGTTTCTGAACAGCATTTAACAAATTTTAACGTTAAAACTGTGCCAATAGCAGTCAAAACTGCATTATTTAAAAAGTTTCACAGGGGCATGTCAATCACCCGCTTAAAACCCAACCTGAGTCATGGCCAAAACAAAACATAAATTCAACAACCGTGAGTCATTAAACAGACTCATTGACGAGTATTTTGAACGTTCAAAAAACAATACAGACAAAAATGTCGACCCGATTACCATTACAGGCCTTGCGCTTTATTTAGGCTTTGCCAGTAAAGAAGTATTTGATGAGTATGAGCAAATGGACAGATACAAAGATAGCTTGTCGCGCGGCCGTTTCAGGGTGATGGCATACTATGAAAGCCGACTGCACTACCCTGCCCCCACCGGGGCCATGTTTGCCTTAAAAAGCATGGGTTGGGGCGACAAGGCGAAAGCCAAAAAAGCAGGTAACAAGACAAAATCGCTCACCGTGAAGGTGATCGAGACCGGTCCGCAGCCGGCATCTACCGAAAAAGAAGTAACGCTTTAAAAATCGCCCAAAAACCAAACTAAAATTATGATTGCTAATGATTATGAAGCGTCTGTATTGTTCAGGCGCAACTATTTCTCAAAGGCACATGTGGTCATTAACCAGGGCGGCACCAGCTCGGGTAAAACCTACGCCATTGAGCAGGTTTTATTTTGCCTGGCTGCAGAGAATGACAAACAAGTGATTACCGTTGTTGGCCAGGACATACCCAACCTTAAAGCCGGCGCCCTGCGCGATGCTTTGAGCCTTTACAACAGGTCTGACCAGCTGAAAAGCCTGATCAGAAATTTCAATAAGACCGACCGTATTTTTGAGTTTTACAATGATTCTATCATTGAGTTCAAGAGCTACGCCAATGCGCAGGACGCCAAGTCGGGCAAGCGCGATTATTTGTTTATCAATGAAGCCAATGGTATTGAATGGAACATCTTCACCGAATTGGCGCTGCGAACACGGAATCGCATATTTATCGACTACAACCCCAATGCTGAATTTTGGGTTCATGACCAACTAATTGGCAAGCCCGGCGTAGAGCTGATTATATCCGACTATCGGCACAACCCATTCCTTGACCCGGCCATGGGCGATAAGATTGAAAGCATCAAAGAAACCGATACCGAACTGTGGAAAGTTTACGCTCGTGGCCTTACCGGCCGTATAAGCGGACTAATTTTCACCAATTGGTTTGTAGTTGATGATATCCCTGCCGATGGCAAACTCATTGGCGCGGGGCTGGACTTTGGTTTCAGTAATGACCAAACAGGCTGCTTGCAGGTTTACCTGCAAAATGGTGAGTTATGGATTGACGAGCTTTTTTATGATACCGAGTTAACCAATAAAGATATCTCCGCCAAATTATCCGCCAACGGGGTAAACAAAAATACGGAGATCATTGCTGACAGTGCCGAGCCTAAGTCCATCGAAGAATTGCGGAGAATGGGCTGGCTTGTATCGCCGGCGAAGAAGGGTGCCGACAGTGTCAATAACTCAATAGACATTTTAAAACGCTATAAACTAAACATCACGCGGCGTAGCATTAACCTGCGCAAGGAATTGGGGCGGTATAAATGGAAGGTCGATCGCTCAGGTAAACCATTGAATGAACCAGTCGACACCTGGAACCATTTGATTGATCCATTGCGGTATGTGGCGCTTAATAAATTGAAAACCAGATCGGCATCCCCACGCAAATCAAAACTACCCTACAAAGAAACCTTTACACCCGGCAACCTTACAGATTTATTTAAAACATGATTGAAAAAACCGTAAAAACCTTAACAGGCAAGCTTAGCATTAAAATACCCTCGGCTTTAACCGAACTAAATCTGGGACAGCTGATGCAGATGCAGGCCATTGAACAATTAAGCGACCTGGATGCTATCAGCATACTATCAGGTATACCTGTGGCCGATTTAAAAAATGTAGTTCATTTTAATGAGTTTGATGTGTTTGGCGATGCGATATTATCGCTGTCCGGCCAAATCAAATATCTGTACAATGCCGAGGCTATTCCTGATAAGATATCTTTTGATATCGACGGCAAAAAGGTGAACGTCAAAGTAAACCGCAACCTGTCCATTGAGCCGGCCGGCGCATTCATGGCTTCGCGCGATATTATTGCCGAAGAGATCAGCAATCACATCAAACAACATGGCGAGGAAGATTGGCAGACAACTTTTAACCCATCTTTAAAAGCCTGTTGCCAGGTGCTAGCTCAGTACTGTTATTGTCGCGCTACCGGCAATCGGTACGACGAATACAAGGCCGAAGAATTTGCCGAAACCATTAAAACACTTGGGGTAACGGAGGCTCTGCCCATCGCCCGATATTTTTTTATGAGCTTTCTGGGCTTATCGAGACCGAAAACCGGCTTCTGGCGGCGCCTGCGACAGCCCTGGAGAAAAAAGCCGGAATACAGGCTTTCGAAAAGTTTAAATATATCAATACCATAAACTCATTAGCCGGCGGCGATATTACCAAATGGACCGAGGTATTAAATATGCCCTATGACAGGGTGCTTACCAAGCTCCTGCTCAACAAAACCGAAGCCGAGTATCAGCGCAAATATGCAGAGCTGCTGCAGGCCCAGCGATAGTATAAAAATTACGGTTGTCTTTCGAACAATCATTAAACAACAAACCCATGCCTATACGCAATCAAATAGAAGCCGTAGTTCAAACCATAACCGGCAGCCCCTCATTTATTTACGGCACTGCTAACGAGCTTAATTTATTAGCAGACGATGCCGTTTTTCCCTGTGTCTTCCTGTATCCTCCGCAAAGCATTAACCTGTCGCCGCAAATTAATGGTTCGGTGGATAATACTTTCAGTATCACGCTTGATTTTCTGTTTAAAACAGATTTCGACCAATATACTGCCGACAATGAAAGCTTTGTAAGCCAGGCGCTTTTTATGGCCAACCAGTTTATTGCTAAAGCTTCAACTTATCGCCAGGGGGATGGCCGCTACTTCAGGATAAAAGCTGGCGACAAGGCCAAATGTATACCGGTTTACAACAAATTCGATGTCAATACAACGGGCGTTAGTTTAACTATTACGCTGGCGACAATGTATTTCAACGATTTACAGTAATCCTTCTATTTCAAATCATTAATTAAAATTCAGTATGGGATTAAATTGCTATATCAGGGCTCTTGAAAAAGAATACTCTACCGATGGCGCCTACAAGATAACCACCGCCAAAGTTTACGCGTTTATAGTCGACGATTTTGACCAACCAACCGATGGCAACGGCGCTACCATTAATTACTTTATCAGCGAAAACCACGCCATTACAGGCACCGGCCAAGCCATTGCCATGGGGCAACAAGTTTTGTTGTTTGATGGTATTGTAGAGCGCGATCTGGATAACGGCGACGGCACATTTACGATTGAATACACCAAAACATTTGGGCTCGACAGCATCGTCCCGGCGCAAAGCCCGGCACCTCCGGTAAACAACTGCGACCTGTTGATCAACAGCATTAGTGTGGATAGCCCTGAGTCTGCACCCGGTGCAATGGATGGACAAATAAGTGTACACGCTTCGTCGAGTTATTTGCCGCTGCAGTACAGTTTGGATGGTGTTCACTTTCAATCGTCCAATATATTTACGGGATTGAGCGGCGGATTAAAAACCGTCACAGTTCAAGATGCCAACTCCATCGGTTGTGTTGAATCGCAGGCGGTTACCGTGCTGGTATTGAATGGCCTGCTCATCAAAGATCCGTCAGTCAACATCAACGGCAATATAAGCCGATGGAATGCCGCCTTCAACCCCATTGTGTTTACCTACCAACGCCGGGATTTTGGAGTAATTAGTGTCGCCTACGATATAACGTACGGCAAGCCACGTGTAACCGTAAGCGCCAACCTAAGCGGATTGGCAACCGGCGATCAGATTTATATCAATGCCGGCTCTTATCAGGGTGTATTTAGCACGGTTGCTGTTTCACAGAATTCGTTCGTCATCGATACACCTTTTACAGATGGTATTTCAACTGGTTTTGTCAATATCAACAAGCTAAGGCCGTATTACCGATTGCTCACCAACATTACTTACCAGGATGTCAAAACGGGTACAACACAAACCATCACCTCAACCAACCGGCCCGATAACACGGGGCTAATCAGGGCAGACCTGTCCAACTTTTTGCAATCGTTATTGATTGCAAAAGATGACAGCGGCTACACCCAAGCCAATTTTAAAGACAGCAACCTGAGCGCCTCTTATCAAATTAGCTATGCCGAACAATGGGATGACCCGAAGGCTACAACTGTTGATGCGCCGCCTATTACATCAAACACCATAAGCCTCACAGAACCCTATTATGTTGTTTATGCTGCCAAACAATTGGGCGAGCGTTATGGTGGTAATCTGGCGGCTTATGTGCCTTTTGCTAACGGGCAGCCGCTTGCAAAATGGGTCACTGATTTTGTTGAACCGGCTTATTCAAACGGGTATCCGTTCGATATCGGTTTTATTTATGGCGACAGCATCGTCGGCCAAAACATTTATTGCGAACTGACCATGCTGGACATCAACAGAAATCCATTGTCCGGCACATCGCAAGATATCAGTTTATTGAATGAGGATGGCTCATGGTTACTTAACCAGGACGGCAGTAAGCTATTGATCGCCCGGCAAAATCCAACCGGTAGTACGCTGCCCCAGAAATTGGGTCTGAACAGGTTATTGGTTAACACCGATTTCCCTGCCGATGCGCACTATTTTAACATCACCCTAAAATATAATGACGGCATTGACACTCAATCTATCACCCAAACACAAACCGTGCGCATTGATGATGCGGTTGATGAGCAATCAGTTTATTTACGCTGGATTGGGCTTTCGGGTTCGTGGAACTACTATCGCTTTGTTTATAATCAGGAGATTACACTGGATGTGCAAAATGCCACCATCATTAAAAATTATGTGACCGACTGGGAGAACCAGCAAGGGATTGAAGAGGTGATCAGCAAATCGGCGGGACAAAAAATGAAGGTAATGGCCGAAGATCTTGCCGTCGGCGATATCAAAGGGCTGCAATCCATCAAATACTCGCCTAAGGTGCAAATGTTGATGAGCAAAAGCCCTGTTAAATGGCAAACCGTAGTGCTCAATACCGCAACCTTTAGCGAGTACGAAACATTGAACGGCCGCGCTCCCTTCAGCGTGACATTTAACTTGCCGGGCATCAACATACAAACCCAATAATTTGGTGAATAGCGAGTGGTCAATTTTGTCCTCATCATCACTATTCAAAACTCACTACTCACCATTCACTACTCACCACTCACTATCATGAATGATTTACAATTGTACATAGATGACCAGCTGGCCGATCTGACTGACGATAGCCCCATCGCCCTCACTTTCCAGATCAACAATCTGGCCGAGGTTAAAAATCAGCAGGGCAATACATCTAACCAGTTTAAACTGCCGCTTACGCAAAATAACCGGCGCATTTTGGGTTTTCCGGATGATGTGGCCTTTTGTGATGATCGCCCTTACAAAAAATATCAGGCCAAACTGGTGCAGGACGGACTGGAGATAATCCCCTACGGCATCTGCGAGTTAAATAGCATTGATCAGGACTTTGCCAACGTGACCATCCTGTCAGGTAATGTCGATTTTTTTGATGCGATAGATGGTAATCTTTATGAAATGGGCGATAAAACCAGCGTATGGTACAGCCCGCTTTGGAAGGATTACGATCACGACTGGACATTGGCTAATGTCGCCTCATCGCAAGTTAAAACCGAAGACTGGATATACCCCGTGGTTGATTATGGGAATTTTACTGATGATCCGGGCCAAACCATTAATGTTATCACCTTGCGTCCCGGCTTTTTTATCAAGTCGGCGGTTGATCTTTTGGTGAAGACCACCGGGTACAAAGCTACCGGCTCGTTATTGAAAGACCCATTGTATCCGCTGCTCATCGCCCAATTTAGTAATGGCAGTTGGGAGCACGGCAGCGATTATCAGAATCAGCCGGATATTTTGAGCTGTCTCGCCAGTAATGGCAATAACATTCAGCTTAATCACCCTAACAAAAGCAACCCAACGGGACTATTTGTTTTCAGTTCTGTTTCTGACCCTTCCAACCAACTGAGCAATGGCATTTTCACAGCAAAAAAACGGGGGATATATACCATCACAGCATATTTTCCGAAGATCTATCTGAACGGATTGATAACCGGCGATCATACCCATCTCGAAGTAGCTATTAACGTATACACTTCAGGAGTACCGACTACAGTTGCCACTTTAGATTTTAATTGGGACGCCGGCAACTATGTTCGCAAGGGCAGCGGCAGCAATGTCACAGGTTATATATATACTTCAAATAAAACGCTTTCTTGCCAGCAAGAATTGAATGAGGGCCAAAGTGTTGAGATTAACTATACCTGGCGCGGCGGCACCCCTGCTTATTTCATTGCGTATCCCGGGGCTACTTTTGCCATTAAAGCCGAAAATAGCCAGGTTAAATATACCCAGCGCGTTCAATGCGAGCGCATATTTCCCGACATTTCGCAAAAAGATCTGTTAAAAGACGTATTTCAACGTTTTGGTATTATTTGTCAGACCGATAACGCTACACGTACCATCTCGTTCAACTCGTTCAGGGATGTTATCAATAATATCCCCAAAGCAAAAAACTGGACCACCAAATGCCTCGACCAGGGCAAAAGCATCAGCTTTCAATTAGGCGGTTACGCACAAGCCAATACTTTAAAATACAAGACCGATGATGCGGTGTTACCCGCCAATTTTGCCGACGATGTGATTAAGGTGAAAGACACCACCCTGCCAGCCAGCGCCGATTTATTTGAGAGCCAGTATGCGCCGTCGCTTAACCGCCCTTACATTGGCGGCACCGTGGCACAGATAAAAATGATAGATACCAATAATGGCGACGATTTTAGCATAGGCGTATCCCCACGCATTTTGGTAGACCAAAAACTCAATATCAATAATTTAAACAAAAAAATAACCTTTACAGATGGCAGCAAGCAGGTAGTGGTGAACGATATCATAAGCACGCCCTATTTTTACAAGCCCGACGGGCCATATAGCCTCTGCTTTGGCGACATGCCCGCAGCGGGCCACAATGCCACCCTCCAAGGGTTAAGAACCAAATACTACCCCGAGCTGGAAAAGATATTACAGCAAACCAAAAAGGTGGTGCGCTACTTTTTACTCACCCCACGCGACATACTGGAACTTGACCTATTGATACCCGTTTACCTGGAGCAAGACAGCGCCTACTATTACATTAATAAAATTGATAGTTGGCGCAAAGGGCAGCCTACAAAGGTGGAGTTGGTGAAGTTGGGATGATTTTGAAATAAATTTGGAATGTTTGGCTTTAAAAATTATTTTTACTAAAATAATTAGCACCCTAAACACTCATGAGTAAGCCAATATCAAAAAAGTTTAAAGTTAGTATAATTGTAATAGGGAGTATTTGTTGCATAGGCTATATAGCCTCATTTAAACACTCTGTTAGAAATTTAGCTTATGCAGGTTATTACTGGTTGTTCAAGTTTGATCACTTTAGTTCCGGTGACAAGGTTTATGCTTCTAAAAGCTTCATGAATCAGACACAGTTTGGCGCTTTAGGATTGTTCCGGCTTATGCGACCGCTTACATCTGATCAGTTAGAAATCATGGATCAGCTTACAGAGCCCTATTTGCACATTGATAAAAGGCATATTGACTCAAATGCTAAACCGATACTTGTACGCTGCGATAAATATCTTGTCAAAGAAAAGATGAAAATACAGCATTCTGCATATATCGGCGATTATATAAAATCCGAGTATTTGCCTATTGCTGCAATGGTTAATGAGGGTCAACAAGGCACTGTTAACACTATCTTTTATGCTATAAAGCCCAACCCTCGTATATTAACTAATTTTGAAATCAATCGTTATACCTTGCCAGCTAATTATACCTGGGCAGACAGTACCTTTTATATTATACCATTTAATGTATCCAATAAGGACATAAAAATGTAATCAACTTTTATATTAAATAAATATCCCAAGATAATTAGCCTCCTAAACAGTCATGAATAAATCTGTATCAAAAAAAAATTAAAATTAGTATAACTGCTATATTATGTATTCTTTTATTGGCTGGCTTTATGCAATAAAACCGGACCCTCAATTAATCAAAGATGCCGGTATAGCACCTACGGGGCTTGAGCCCGGATTTACACTTGTAGATGACAATTATTACATTTACAATGTAGATATGCTTAGATAACACTTCATTCAGTAATTAATTCGACAAGTCGATTTTCCTATTAATTATCAAATTTATAAATCGTTAATATAATTATGCCAAATAGCATATTAAACATAAACCAATATGGGAAAAATAGATAGTAATGGTATCTCTGATGATGATATCAAAAAAACGAAAGACTATGCAGATGCAGTAGACAAATTAAAAGACTCCTTAGTAGGTGTAAATTCAGCAATACCCAATTTTGCGGATGGTCTCGATGCGGGTCTAAAGGCAATCGCTGAGAAGTTACCAGATGTAGTGGCTTCTATGACAAAGCTAAACGCCCAAAACAAAGAATTAGCTGCAAACGGACAAAAGCCAATTAGCGTATTTTCACAGCTTACTACGTCATTATTATCCTGGAATGGCCTATTAACTGTAGGAGTTACTACCCTTACTGCTCTAAGTTTAGCGCCAGCGTAACTTAGACCTATAACGTCACAAGTTTTCAACTTGTGATAGTCGTCAGCATATTACATAGGTATCCATTAATTGATTACCCCCAAAAACCAGGCTTTTTTTCTTCAGTATCAGAGTCAGAATAAAAGAAAAGCGTATAAATAGCCATATCACCAAAGTCCTTCCCATGCGTAATTTCCAGAATAGCCTCGCGGGGAATATTATTCTCATTAATAAACTTAACAATTCTTTCTATACTGGGGAAAGTTTGGCCTTTTAAAATTTTCATGATTATAAGTTTACACCAATAATAAAAACAAAATGGCAGATAACAATAAGATATCAATAGATATAGAAATTAAAGCAGATGGCCAACGACAGATTGAACAATATAAAGGCGCTTTTGATAGTCTAAGAACATCTATTAACAATTTATCAAGCCCAATTAATGCACTCAATAATGACGTGCTAAAACTTGCATCTTCCATTAATGAACTTGGATCAAAAAATGATTCAGTAGTTGATACAATAGGTAAAGTTAGCTCTACAAGTGAAGGGCTAAAAGTCGTGTTCAAGGGATTAAAACAAGCTATGGATATAGCAAAAGGAAGCGCCATCACATTTGAAGCAGCATTATCCGGAGGACTTTCTGTTATCATCGCTTTTTTACCAGAAATCATTAATTGGGTTGGCGAGTTGATAAAGGGAAACACAACTTTGTCAGCGCTTAATAAAACCTTAAAGGATAACAAAATAATAATGGATGCGGTAAATGCAGCCAAATTACAAGGCACACAAAATGCACAACAAGAACTGGTGCATTTAAAGCTTCTTTATAATGCAACCAAAGACAAGAACATCAGTGATAAAGAGCGTAAAAAGATACTCGCTGAGTTACAAAACCAATATCCCGGTTATTTTGATAAAATGACCACCGAACAAATGTTAAATAATGCGGCAGCAAAAAGTTATAACGATCTTACCGAATCAATTCTTGCAAATTCAAGGGCTCGGGCTGCCGAAAACGTTATGGTTAAAAATGAGGAACGGTCTTTAGGCAATGATAACAATATAACCAAACTTAAGGCCCAGTTGGCTGAGTATGATAAACAACTAATAGAAGCTAAAAAAGCACAACACTCGCTTGTTCATGGCTTCACCGGCGTGCCGGGTATTTATAGTGTCGACCCAAAAACGCAAGAGCTTGCAGGGCAGCTATCTAACATACAAAATAAAAGAGATGAAACACAACGATTAATTGATAATTTATATACTGACACATCGCTTTTAAACAGGCAAAACCAAGCGTTGGCCAAAACCATCAGTGACAATACAGAAAAATATGGTGCAAAAAATTTAGGTATAAATAATCCGACTACCTATCACTCTTATTCCAATAACGAGTTTTCATCAAACGCTAATCCTCAAAAAGCCCTACAAGCCCAAGCAGACCAATTTGCCATGCGGGCGGATGTCAGAAAAAAGCAAATGGACACAGAGCTGGCCGATTTTGACAAGCAACTTAAAGCCGAACTGATTACGCAGGAGCAACATAATGATTTAAGCAAGCAGGCTAATGAAAAATTTCTTGCCGGCCTCAGGGCAGATATTGGCGATTTTAGCGCAGAAAGTATTAATGAAGTTCTTCAATATCAAAAAGAACTGGTGAAATCAAAAAAATTGGGAGAAGACCAGCACGATGTTGATAAAGCCCTGCTGCCAACTCAAAAATTAGCTGCCGAAAAGAAGCTGATTGAAGACAAATGCAATTTCGAAATACAAGCAGCAAACGAAGCCGGCAAAGGCACAACGGCCATCAGGATGCGCTATGCGCAGGAAATGGCGGAGGCAGATAAAAAATTTGCTCAGGAGCGCAAAGACTTCGAACTAAAAACCACACAAGAAGTTTCCAACGCGGCTTTTTCTATCTTGCAAAACAGCATCAAATCGCAAAGCGAGGCTAAGATTAAACAGCTCGAAACACAAAAAACAGCCGAGCTGAATAACAGCAGCCTCACCTCGTCGCAAAAAAAGGCAATCGAGGAAAAGTATGCCAAAAAAGAAGCCGAAGAAAAAACCAAAGCTTTCAAAGCCGAGCAGAAGGCGTCTATACTGCAGGCGGTTATTAACGGGGCGCTGGCCATTACAAAAGTTACGGCACAAACGGGTGTAGCCTCGGCGTTCATTATCCCCGGCATTATAGCAGAGACGGCTATACAGGTAGCCACCATTGCCGCACAAAAGGCGCCGCAATATGCAAAGGGTGGTGTCCATTACCAGTCGGACGGGCGGGGCGCTTTGCTGCCGGGCTATAGCCGTACCGATAATATGAACGCCTACCTGCGGTCGGGCGAGGCCGTAGTAGTCTCAGAAGCCATGCGCGACCCATGGGCGCGCAACCTGGTGAGCGCCATTAACGTGGCTTATGGAGGTCGTGATTTTTCAATGGCTAATCCGCATCGCGGCTACGCCATTGGCGGTATCTTTACCGATGGCGGCAACTCCAATCGTTACTATAATCAGCCGATGAATGATCAGAAAGACCTGGCCAACACCATCGCCTACCAGATGATCAATAACTTCCCTCCTGTTTATGTGGATGTGAAGGACATCAACACCCAGCAAAGCATCCTGGCGCAGACTATTAATAGGGTGAATCTTTGAGGTGAGTGGTGAATTGTGAGTGGTCAATAGGTATCAACTATTTATTTAGTTAGTTACTCACTCACTCACTCACTCACTCACTCACTCACTCACTCACTCACTCACTCACTCACTCACTCACTCACTCACTCACTCACTCATTACCTACCCCATGAACATTAAAACCGCAAACGCCTTGTTAGACGAAGGCATATTTTCTGAACTGTACAAAGCTGGCTTTATCACAACGAAAGTGTTTGTGTACCGCGAGATATACCTGTGGGTACAGGCCCAAATAAAAACCCGCGATATCACCAAGAACCAGGCGGTGCTCGAGGCCGAAGTGAAATTTGAAAAAGATGAACGCACTATTTGGCGCGCGTTGAATAGTTTTTGTGATACTGACAAAGTAGTGTCACCATCAACATTAAATAGTTTCACGACCTTTGATGTATGCCGATAGGCATAGACTACATTAAATAAAAAAGCCGTCAATTGCGAGGAACGAAGCAATCTCTACATTCGCTAATCAAATAGCAAAATGTAACTGGCGCGCAGAGATTGCTTCGTTCCTCGCAATGACGCGCCGGTGATGAACTGACAAACTACTGTCACCACCGCAACCAGAAATAACCCGGATATTTGTATATCCCCAAGCCGGAAAACCTACCCGACAAAAAATCATCCAATTCTCATATCTCAAATCTCACATCTAAAAATGAGTTACAAGATCTATTTATACGACACTGAAACCGACTGTATTGGGTCGGGCACCTTATCATCAACCTACCTGCATCAGCAGCTTGAAGCGGCGGCCGGCCAGGATGTAGACGTTCACATTAGTTCGGTAGGTGGCAGCGCCTTTGACGCCATAGCCATTTACGATTTACTTAAAAAGTACACCGGTAATGTAACTACGTACATCGACGCGCTGGCCGCCAGCGCTGCCTCGATAGTGGCAATGGGTGGCAAAAAAGTTATCATGAGTAAATACGCCCTGCTTATGATCCATAAACCAATGGTGGGCAGCGGCGGCAATGCCGACGAGCTGCTTAAGGACGTGCAGATGCTGAATGTGGTACAATCGCGCCTGGCGCAGATTTACATGGACAAGACCGGGTTGGACGGCGTTACTGTTAATAGTTTGATTAACGCCGTCACCTGGCTATCTGCCGACCAGGCGCTCGACCTGGGTTTTATTGACGAGATCGAAGATTATGCAAGCGACATCGTCAACAGCGCCATCATTCAAAATTACACCAGCACCGCACCCGTATTTTATCAACGCTATATCAATAAAATCTTAAACAAAAACAGTAACATGAACAACGAGAACAGAGACCTTATCGAAAAAACCACGTCGGTGTTGGATAAGATCATGAACTTTTTCAAGAAGGTGGTCAACAAACAAACCATTACAGACAAAGGCGCCCTGCATTATACCGGCGACCTACAGGAGGGCACAGAAGTTTACCAGGATGAAGACATGACCATGCCCGCCCCCGCCGACACTTACACCACTGCCGAGGGCAAAAGAATTACAGTTAAAGGCGGCTGCGCCGATACGATAACTCCGCCGACTGATGATGACGATGATGACTTACCGCAAGACAAGCTAAAAGCCGGCGATGTGCAAAATCGCATCAAAGAAATCAAGGCCAAGCTGCACGCACAAAACCAGCTGTTAACCGAGGCCCGCGAAGCCCTGGAAACCGCCAATGAGCGACTGAGAAAAACTAACGAGCAGGTGCGCAATGAAATTAAATCAACCTTTATTCCTGAAGGTTCAAAACGTAGCAATAAAGCCAAAGCTGAGACTACCCCTTTCTTCGCACCGCAAACTACGCTGGCTCAGAATGCAGTTAAACGCGCAATAGCTCGCTAACCTCCTAAAGGGAGATAATCTCCCTTATTACAATTATCACCTATAACTCATCCCTATAAAGTAAACCTATTAATCAAAAGCTCCCCCTTTAGGGGGCTGGGGGGCATAATAATATGGCTCAATTTACATTCACAAACAACACTTATGCCGGCGAAGCACTGGCAGGATTTATGGCCAGCACGCTGCTTGAGGCCGACTCGGTAAAGCGTGGCTTATTGACGGTCATAAATGACGTAAAATCGCGCAAGGTAATTCTTGATGTTGATGACGATGTGGTTCTGCAAGATCCATCAGGCTTATTCAACGATCAGGGCACCACTGCGCAACAAACCGAAAGCTACCTTGATCCGGTAGTTTACGAGTTCATGAAACAAGAACAATGGGATAAACTGGCCCAAGCCTGGGAGGCCCAAAGCCTGAAACCCGGCGCCTTTATGGATTATGAAGGCGTGGTTGACCTTTCTGATTTCATGGTACAGCGTTATTTAACCAAAATCCAGATAGCAAACGAGCGTCTGTACTGGTTAGGTAAATCGGCAACCAAAGAGGCGTCATTCACAGCAGCGTTTAACGGTTTATTACCGACGATATCAGCAGCGAGTGGCGTTTACAAAGTAGGCCTGGGTAAACCGTCCACCTCGATGTCGGCATCAGCTATCAGCGCAAGCGGCATAGTTACCGTTACCAGCACCTCTACCCTATCAGATGGCGACGTAGTAACCATCACCGGCGTAACCGGTACTATCAAAGACACCACCAATGGTGGCAGCGGTATTGATGTACAGGGCCAGTCGTACTTTATACAGGTGGCCAGCGCTACTACCTTTAAACTGGTACGTAATTACAACGAAATCAATACCCGTAAACCGGCTACTTTTACTGGATCGGCTTCGGTAGCAACAGTAAGCTACATCAACGCCACTAACGTATTAGACGTGCTGACCGGCGTTTATGCCCAACTTGACCCGGCTGACAGAAGTCAGGATGACTTTAATCTGCAGATACCTTTACACGTTGGCTATGCGTACGCCCAAGCACAGGCCAACAAAGCAGTAAACGTGCTTAATGCCTTTAGCGATAGCAAGAAGATGGACTATCTGGGTGTCCCGCTGCAATTAATGAATCATTGGCAGGCCAATACAATTTTAGGCGCCCGCGCATCAAACCTGTTCCTGGGTGTCGATCTGTTAGGCGATGCTTCTGAACTGTCGACCGTATACATGAAACCATACACTAACGACGATGTGGTACGCATGAAAGCACGTATGAAAGCGGCAGTAAACTTTAAATTCGCTAACGAGCTGTTTTACTTGTCAGCTTAAATTTAATGAGTGAATGAGTGGTTGAGCGAATGAGTGAATGCATTCATGAATCGAACAACCACAAACATTCACTCGCTCACTAATTCACTCATTCACTCATTCACTAATTATTAAAAATTACACATGCCAATTTATAATAAAATAAACGCCGGCTTCAGCCTGAGCGCCGGTCAGCCGGTTACTTCGGGTATCGAAGATGTGATTTACATTTTCAATGAAGATGATATCACCTTAACTTACGATGTCGCAAATCCCTTGATCGTTACAGGCCTTACAGCAGTTAACACCGCCAAGGTTTACAAATTTGAAGGCACCAACAACAGCTTCAACGCTACCTCAAAACTGGCAAAAACCCAGGTTGGACCGCGCTATACCGAGGAAATTGACTTTAATATTGCCGGTTTATCTGTCGATGTTAAAACTCAACTGATGGCTATGGGTTATGGCCGTGTTCGCGCCATTGTGATCAACAACTACAAATCAAGCGACTCAGCTATCGAGCTATTCGGTGCCGCCAACGGTTTGATTCTGACTGATGCTGAACGTAACGCTGCCGACGAAACTGTAGAGGGCGGTTACAAATTAAAACTAACCAACCCAGACAAGTTGAAAGAACCTTATCCCCCAAGAGCGGTATCTATTGCGCCCACAAGCGGCTCGGCTACTTATGCAAGCACGCTTGCTGCAATTGAGGCTTTGATTGCCTAACAAACCCTTCATGGTTGATGGTTCATTGATTTAATGGCTAATTGACCAATGGGCCACAACCATGATCCATCCATGAACCGTTAACCATGATTTATGAATAAAAAGAAATATATACTTAAACCAGGCAAACACCAGTTTGCGCCGGGATCAGCCGCGGTGCATGATAATGATACACTGACAGATAAAGAAGCCGCGTGGTACCTGAAAAGATATCCGCATATCAAAACCTTATTTGAGCAATTGCCGGATCGCCAATCATCCCCAATAAATCAAAACCAAAGCGAGGAGGGCAAATGAAAACCTACTTACCACAAATAGAACGCAGAATATTAGTTCGTCCAAATCAAACTTTTGGCATCCTTAACTATGATCTGGATAATGCCTATCCACAACGTATGCTGGAGTTGGTAGCTGGGTCGGCAACTGCAAAAGATTGCTGGAACAAACGTGCCAGATTTATCGCCGGTAACGGGTTTGAAGACAAAGACCTGGGTACGCAAGTGATCAATCCTAAAGGACTGACCATTGCCAAGCTATTAAAAGCTATTGCTACTGACAAGGCCTTATTTACCGGCTTTGGTATCCATGTAAATTATAATGCCAACTACCAGATATCGTCGGTAAACTATGTAAAGTTTGAAGACATACGCATGGGTGACACAGACAGCCCGGATACCGCCGACAAATTTGCTTTATATAATGATTGGGGGCGTAAAACCTGGAAGAACATCATGCGCAACAAGATTATCTTCCTGGACAAATATAATCCCGATCCGGAGGCCATTCAACGGCAGGTAGATACAGCGGGCGGATGGGAAAAATACAAGGGGCAGCTCTATTATTTCAACCCTGAAATTGATGATTATCCGTTAATAGAAGCCGATAGCGTTTGGGAGGATTTCGAAACCGAAGCCGGCATCAAGATTTTCAATAATCGGGAGGTCACTACCGGTTTCTTACCGTCGACAATGCTGTTCATGCAGTCACGTCGTGAGGAGGCAGATAACAGTCGCCCTGACGATGGTGAGCAAACATTTATCAATCAGCCATCGCAACTGGAAAAAGACCTGGGCCAGTTTCAGGGAACCAAAAGCGCACAGAAGATCATTGTGATCGAATACGAAGACGAGAGTCAGAAACCTGAATTTAAGCCCTATACTATTCAAAATAACGATAAACTTTTTGAGACAACCGAGCGATCTGTCGAAGCCCGTATTATAAAAGGCTTTTCGGTTCCGAAGGAATTGATCAATGCAGAAAAGTCATCAGGCTTAAGTAATGGCAGCGAGAAAAAGGAAGCTATCCGCGAGTTTAATGATAACACCGCCGCGGATCGCTCGGAAATAGCTGATGTATTTGCTGAAATCTTTGACAAGTTTTATGTCGATGTCAATCCCTCCGGAAACTGGAACATCATCCCCATTCCTACTACCGTAGCAGACGATACCGCGGGCATGGTGGCCGGGCGAAGCATTAATCAACTGTTACTATCCGATCTGTCATCGGCAAATAAAATAGCTATTCTGGTTTACGCTTATGGCTTCAAGCGGCAAGAAGCAGAAGAAATGGTATCGGCTGAAACTTTAAACTAAACATTATGAATCCAATTTTAATTGATCAAACTACTTTTCAGCGATACGAGGACATTTCTGTAAATATTAAGCCCGGGCGCCTAAAAGCATTCGTCAACAAAGCGCAGGATCTTGATTTGAAACCCTTTTTGGGATATGCTTTATATTACGATTTCATCAAACATTTTAACGATAATGGAACGATTAAAGACGACGCTCCGCAATCCTATAAAGATCTATTGAATGGCAGCGAATATCTGGATCAGCATGGCTATATCGTGCTTTACGAAGGTCTGCTTCCTACTCTGCTTTATTTCGCTTTCGCACGATTTATAGAAGCGGATGCGATACGTTATACATCAAGCGGACCGGTCATCAAATCACTCGATAGCAGCATACACGCGGCACCACAATATATTACAAAACTGGTACAACAGCAGCGTAGCGTAGCCAATGCACACGCTAATGAAGTCGAAAAGTTTCTGTGGGATCATCGGGCAGATTTTCCGCTATGGCGATTTAGTAATAAGAATAAAAATGCCCGGCAACCAGGTCCGCGTATTCGCAGCGTTGACAAAACCAACTTTAACTACCCAGGCGGCAGTTATAATCAAACCAATTATTTACCGCTAATAGAAATATAATGTCAGACAAAAAAATAAGCGAATTAACCGAAGCAACAGTCATCAATCAGACTGATGTTTCGGTACTGGTAAGTGGTGACACGGATTATAGATTCGCCTTTTCGACGCTACTACAGTTTTTAGGAAATAATCTGAACGTTGGGGCAAATATTTCATTCGGCACCGTGCTGCCTCAAAATACGTCAGGTAAAAACGGCGATCTGTTTATCAATACAACCACCGGCTCATTTGCTCAAAAAATATCCGGCACATGGTCGGTGGTTTATAGTCTGCCTTCAAACAACACCCAAACGGATACTACAGTGCTATATGGTTTTGGAGTACCTGGAGCATTGACCGGTAACAATGGCGATACCTATATCCATACCGGAACCGGCGTTTTTTACAAAAAATCGGCCGGTAGCTGGAGCCAGGTATTCTCTATGCAAACCGGGCCTCAGGGGCCCCAAGGGCCTGCCGGCACAAATGGCACCAACGGAACAAATGGTTTTAGTGTTTTAAATGGACCGGGTAATCCGTCAAATTTAACAACCGGTACTAATGGTGACTTTTATATTAACACCAGCAATTACAATTTTTTCGGTCCTAAAACTGACGGTGACTGGGGCGACGGTGTTTCATTAATACCACCAGGCATTTCACCTGGCGGCACTGTCGGGCAAGCCTTGATTAAAAATAGTGACGCTGATTACGATATAGAATGGTTCGATTTCGACACGCTATATGTAAAACTTGGAGGAAGTTACAGTAATCCATCATGGATAAACTCATTAACTTGGGATAAAATAACCGGCGCGCCTACTACTATCAGCGGATACGGCATTACGGATTACAATGGCCTGGGTGACGCCCGCTGGCTGCAGCAATCAGGCGGTACGGTAACCGGCGATATCCAATCTACTTTTTCAGCATTTAGCTCAACATCCTTTATAACCAAAAATTACGTCGACAATATTATTACCGGTGTTATTTGGGTGGGCGCGGATGCCGCGACAACTACAAACATACCGCTGTCGGGCGAACAAACCGTAGACGGTGTGACCACCTCGTCATCACGCGTCTTTGTTAAAAATCAAACCGACCAAACGCAAAACGGCATTTATATCACAAGTACCGGTGCGTGGATGCGAGCTACCGATGCCGACACAGGTACTAAGATAACGCGACTGGCTATAATTATCGAGGGTGGTAGTCAAAAGGGCAATCAATGGGTGAATACCAATAGCTCGATTACTGTAGGTATAACCAATATAACGTTTGCTCAAAGTTCTGGGTTAGGTACTTATACCAATGGTTTGGGTATTGCGTTAGCGGCAAATGTGTTTAGTTTGGATTTGGCTTATGTTGATGCGAGGTACCAGCCCCTGGAAAATCAAAGGTTGAGTACTACCAATAGTCCGACTTTTGCCAAAGTCGTTGCAGACACCCGAGGCGTTGGTGCAGGTTATAACTCAACCGCAAACCATGTCTTAATTGCTAATAGTACCGATAATACATCGACTAACGTTTATCCGGTGCTGGTAAACAGATCGCAAACCACTTTGACTACAGGCTACGGTACAGGCATTCTTTTTGCAGATCAAACAGTAGCTTTGGGTAAGATATTATTGGTTAGGCATAATTCAGCTGACAATTGGGATTCAGAGATGCGATTTTATGTAAGGATGCGTAACGGTGGCTATACAACCGATCCGGAAGTTAACCAAGTATTAGCGCTAACATTGAATAATGATGCTTCGGCAACTTTTGGCGGCGCTATAATCGGCGCGGGTAAAATATCAACGACTTTAACCACCGAGCAGTTTAGATTGAACTACGATGCCACGCATTATGTTTCGCATACTGTTGACGCAATAGGTAACTATACGATTGCAAATAGCCCGGCGGGGAATATAATAATAAATGCTCCCAATAGTGCATATGGACTTACTATTCAATCTACTGCATCAAGCACTAATGTTTATCAACTTTTACCAAGCATCCCTGGCAGAGGGGCCGGCTTTGCTTTAAGAGATAATACTATAGGCGCTAACTTGTTTTATGTTGATAAGGGTGGTACTACATTTAGTATTCCCGGAGTAATGGGTGTAGGAGGTAGTATAGAAGCATCCAGTTATATAGCAAGTTATAGCTCCTTTACGATGCCATCGGGAGCTTATTTAGATTTCGACAAGGGTGTTTCAAGTAATTATAGGATATATAAAAATGGTATCGTTTTACAATTTAATAGTGCCGGAGGGTTTTCTTTTAATGGAATAATTAGTTCAGGTGGGTTTGGGTCGATTAGCAATGCATCAGCAGCAGCATGGGGTGTGCTAAGTCCGTCGTTTTATACAGCTTCTAAAACAATGACTGATACTTCAACTCCAGCAAATACTACAGTCAGCAATGTAACAGCTGTTTCAGGGGGTTTTATGTCCGCAACTTTAGCAGCCACGAATACTAGTGTTACGTACACTACAGCTGCAACTATAGTGGTTAACGGACCTCCAACAGCAGGAACTAATGTTACTATTACTAATCCTTATTCTCTTTATGTTACTAGTGGTGTTGTAGCATTGGCTGGCACAACCGGTACATCATTGAAGTTGGGAGCAGCTACTAGCTTATCAACTGCAACACCAGTAGCTATTGACATGGGAGGAACTATCAGTAATACTGCTGGAGCTAATCCAAAAATATTGCTATTTAATGATGGAACAAAAAAATTAGGGTTTGGGTTTTCAAATGCTCAGTTTGATTATATGGCTGATACTAATAACCATCATGCTTTTTGGTCGGGTACTACAAAAGTGTTCGATATTGATGGTAACGGTTCATTAACCATGAACTCGATAAGTTCGGCGTCATCAAATATTACATTTAATAATTTAAATAATTCAGGGGCTTCACTTAGTTATAATTATTCTGGCTTAAACAGATTTCAATTTAATACACCGTCCGGGATTGTACCTGTTCTAAGCATTGGCAGCTCATCTACAATGGCCAATGGCGCTTTTTTTGAATTTTTCGGATTGGGATCGGCGGCCAGTTCAAACAATGAATCGCTGCGATTTATATTGAATAATGCTTTTTCGGTTAGTGGTACGCAGGATGCAGTAATTAACACTTCTGCAAATGGAACCGGTACAGCAAGGAACATTCAGATTAACCCGAATGGAACACCTGGCTTCGGAGTAACAACTGCAGGTAAGGTAGGCTCGCTATCATCAGTTTCCCCTATTACATTTAGAAATGTGCTTGATGATGGCTCCGGTAATGCCACCTTTGCTGGTTTAGTGTACTCTACATCCGCAACGCCAACTATTTCAGTTACCGGCGCGGGTACAGGTGCTACCATAAATATTAGTGGCAGCAATCAAAAGCAAATCATACAAATAACGACGGGAACGTCTCCAAGCAATATGGCAATAACCGTAACAATGTCCGGAGGTTTTGCTTATCCACATAGTTGTGTACCTGTTGTCAGTGCTCTTTCATCGTCGGCGCAAACATTGGGCTGGTATGTTTCTTCTTTGGGCGCCAATACTTATAGTATGTATACTGGGGCAACAACCGCATCAACCGTTTATTATTATACAGTAGATAACGGAGGATATTAACTAAAATACCATAAATAAAACAAATGAAAACAACTATTAAAAGTATCGATCAATTCAACCAATTAGCTACTTATTATTTGCAAAAAAACACAGCCGACACTAAGTTGAATTACGCACTTAAAAAAGTGCAAAAACAGTGTGAGCCCGTACTGGGGGCTTATAACAGCGACTTACAGGACATTGCCATCAACAATGCGTCTGTAGATGAAAAAGGCAATTTGGTGCACGTTAAAAACGAGGTCAGCGGTGCGATCATTGATTATAAATATACCAAGGAAGCCGCAATTAAGCGTAAAAACGAATCTAAGGACTTGTACAATGTGGAGAAAGACTATCCTATCACACCTCATATACTCCGAGATCTGCCTGCTGATTTGGCTGAAGAGCAAATCGAAATATTCGCCGGATTTGTGATGGAACCAATCATTGATATTGAGCCGGTATAATAAAACAATCCGACGCTCATGACTATAGGATCTTCTAACCTTATGATAATCATATCAATCCTTACTTCGGTAGGGTTTGGTATGACTATTACTGTAATTGCAACCCGGCGGAAAATCAAAGCAGAAACTTTACTTGCTGAAACTCGGGCAAAATTTACTGAGATTGAGATGTATAGCAAAATACTTAACGACCTAAAAATGCAATCAGAGATACAAGCACAACAAATATTAACGCTGCAACAAAAGGAAGCCGAGTATCTAAAAATCATCCGCGCGCAAAATTCGCGGGAACGTGAATTGAACAAGAAAATTAATCATATGGGTATTGAAATCACCTTATTAAAAAACAAATTGACAATTTATGAACAAGCTGAAAAACTGGCTGATAAATAGCTGGAACCTTCTAACTGAAATATCATTGCATCATGGCGAATACATTTTATTGACAGCCGCCATTCTTCTTTTCCTTGTGTCTCCTTTTCTTTTAAGGTGTTACGATCCAACTGCCGGAACTTTCGATGTCGGCGTTTTGCAAGTAAATATTACCTCTATAATTAGTCTGTCTATTTTTTGCTCAGTGTCCTGGTTAATGATTAAGGTGATATGGCCTGATCTGCGCTATTTCTTTGAAACCGAATTTGGCACCGCTTTTAAATCCCTAACATCATGGCAAAAAGTAACTACGTCTTTATTTATCTACTGCTTTATTGTGTTGGTGTTAGTTATGCTCAATCAAGCTATACCAGCAATACAATCATCCGCAATAAAGTAGCATTAACTTATACTTCGCAAATTGGTGTTCGAGAATTAACGGGCAACAATGACGGCAAAGCCGTTGAAACTTACCTTCGCTACTGCGATTTGCCTAAAGGAGAACCCTGGTGCGCTTCATTTGTCTGTTGGGTTTACGGGAAAAATAATGTTACAAATCCCAGAAGTGGCTTTTGTCCGGATCTATTTCAACAAAAAAACATTGTCTGGACACGAAATTCAAATCACAACATCACCCCTACCCGAGCCGACATCTTCGGAATTTATTTCCCCGACAAAAAAAGAATTGCTCACACCGGTTTTATAGATAAGTGGACCTCAACACAGGCACACACTGTCGAAGGTAACACTAACCAAGCCGGTAGCCGGGAAGGTGATGGTGTGTATCGCAAAATACGATTAACCAGGCAGATCTATGCCGTAGCAAGATTTATAAAATGAAATTTTATTTAATTACAATACTTTGTATTATCCTTACTTCATGCTCAAAAAAAACACATGTTTCAGATACCATCCAAACATCAACTAAGTTGCAGGAAAATAATGATAGTATCGGAATAAGAAATTTATTAAGTGTTGACAAATCGGTCATCACAACTAATATTGATCTAGATACTACCATTTCAATAAGCGGTAAACCGTTATTGGGTAGCTTTAATCTTAAAGATTCTATCGGAAGCTTTGAGAACGATGATTTAATAATTGGCTTTACGAAAGATAAATCCGGTCTAAGCATCGGCTTTAAGGCATCGCCTAAAGTAAAAACCGTCAAGGCGCATTATCATCAAAAAAGCCTAACACAAAACAACATTTTCAAAACTGATAACTCTCAATTAAATACACTCAAGAAAACAACTATTCAACATGATTCAACCAGTAATCATGTTGCAGACCACCGTGACTCAACGAATATTATGAGCGGCCTAAAATCTATTATTGTTTGGGTTATTATTTTGCTAATCGCCGCTGTGGTCGGATTTTTTATCCTGAAGAGAAAATTATTACAGTTTTAA